ATCTGTATCAATAAATTCTCCAATATTTTAAGGATTAATTTTATCTTCTAATTCTTCTATCAAATTTATTTTGCTTACATCTCCTCCCATTTCAGTTATTAACATCAATTTATAAACATCATATTTCTGAGTAAGTCTTCCAAGAATACTTTTAAGATTATCATTTAAAAATAACGCCTTAAATATACCTGAAAAATTTTCCTCATAATCAATAACTATCTTTATATAAGTTTCAAGTAATGTCTTTATATTTATACCATAAAATATATAATCAAAATCTGCTTTTATATTATCAACATTCGTGTATAAAAGTAAAGATAATAATTGCAGTCTAAGTGTTTGAATTCTTCCAAATGCATTATATGGAGTATCATAACTCTCTATATAGTTAGTATTATCAAATGCAATATTTTGTCCATCTATAGTAAAAGCGTATGTTAATATGTTTTCACCTCCTATAATGTCACTTTCTACATCTGAATTTACTTCTATTATATTTTCTCCTGAATTCAACTTGAAAATTATCTTTTGACTATTAGCGTTTATTTCATAAGTGATGAAACTCTGTTCATTATTAAAGAATATTTCTAGTGATGGTAAATTTGTATCAAAAACACTCTTTGTATTATTAACATAAAAATATCCCAATCCTTCTCCTCTTGCTAATGGTCCTATATAAGAACCTATTTTTCCATTGAAATTAAAATTGTCAGTCTTAACATACACTCTTTTATAGTATTTTATTACATCTGAAAAATTAGCAACTACCTTTTGTTCTTCAGCAATAACATCTGCTTCTTCTTTGTTTATTTCTATCAATGGAATTAACCTACATACTGTATTTTCTGAACCGTGTATAGTAGACACTCCAAAATATGTGCCTATTGCTATCTCATCACATTCTACGCTTTGGAATGTCTTGAATGTTGGTGCTGATAAAAAATACAAAGATTCTTGGGTAAAGTAATTACCTAAGTAAGGATTTTTAAACACTGGTTTAAATCTTTCATCCAAACTACCATTTCCCCATAGAGTTGTATAATCAACTACACTATCTTGATTTAAAATATCTAGTAGTTGGTTCCTCATAAAACAGTATTTAGAAAACTTGTTTCCTTGTTTACTGATTATTTCAACATAATTGCTTCCTAATTTATTTACATCAGATGTTTCATTAAAAGAAAAATCGTCTGTAAATAAAATGTCTTCGTCATTTTCACAACTCATTTATATTTAATAAACAAAATTATTTATAAATAATTTTGTTTATCTTGAAGAATATTTAAGACTCCACTCCTCATTCTGTTCTTCATTCTTATACCTCCACACAAACTCTTTAGGAATTGTTTTATACCTTGCTGTTTCCCTTATTACATGTTCTTTCACATTAGTTTCTTTAGACGCTTTAGAAATGGATTCAAACTCTTTAATCAGTTTTCCAGCAGTTCCATCCTGATTTTTTTCATATTGTAAAATTGCTCTTACTTTCTTATTCAATTTGTTATCATACGCGTGTTGCATGTTTTGCTTACTTGTAACCCATTCTATATTATCCTTATGGTTATTCAGTGTATTACCGTCTTTATGATTAACTTGGTAGTCTTTATAATCATCATAATTATTAAATCCTTCTATAGGATGAAATGCCATACAAACTAGACGGTGAACTTTGTATGTTTTGTTAGTTAAACATATACTATTATATTCCTTTTCACTTCCATTATTTGATTTAGAGAAAGATAAGAATCTTGAACCATTATATATATTTCCATCTTCAAATATTTTATAATGTTTAAGAAAATTTAATTCTATATAGTCATATTTTTCAATATGTTCATCAAAATCCATGTTTAATTTTTCTTTAAAGTTTTCACTTTGTCTTGATTTTTGTCCAACTTCTTGACCTATTTCATGTCTTGTTCCAACATATATATTTTCTAAACATATGTCTCCATTACATCTAACCACATATTTGCTTTTTATACCATCTAATTTTTCAACATCTTTTATATTGAATGCTTTTGCGATTAATATAGTTGCATATTGATGTTTTCCTGCTAAGAAATATCTATTTTTTTCATCAATATCTAATAGTTTGTAATGAATATTACATGCTCTACCTTTACTTGATATAAATCCTCCGTCAATACAAGTCCATATTTCATCTTGTAGTTTACAAGGTAATTTACTTTCATCAATTGTAGTAGGTTTTTGCTTTGCTAAAATTGAATTACAACCATTACAATTTTTTATCAGAATTTCTTTATAAGATTTATGTTTCTCTTTTCCGCAACAACAAATATAATGTAATGAATTTGCTTTTGCTGTTATAGTATTAATATCTGATTTTAATGCATAATTATGTCTTCCAAAATAATCAAGAATTTCTTGACGCAAGTTAAGAATACGCTGTTCAGTTTTTGTTGTCATTTTTATCAACTATAAATTATCAGTATAAAATCATTTATTTATTTGTTGAAATAAATAAATATAATATTTTCTTTGACTTGGAATTTTTTTTGGACATTACAATATAGGGAATCCGAGGGCACCACCTGAGATACGCACGATGTTGTGGTTCATACCGACAATGACGACTTCGTATTGTTGGGCATCAGCGGCACCACCGTCTACATCACCACCAGCGGCAGCGAGGATAGCATCGTTGGAGGCAGTGAAACCGAAAGATACGTTGGTGAGCTTACCGTAGTTGGTAGAACCCATAGGGTTGGTGTTGATCAAGTCAAGAGTGTAGGAGATCAAGTGATAACCAGTTTCCATGGGGATGGAGACGGCAGTGTACCAAGGAACAACGAGAGAGAAGTAGTCAGAACCCATGTTAACGAGACGAGCAGTGTTTTCGTAGAAGAGAGAAGTGGTGGCAATAGGATCAGAAGCCAAAGCAGGAGAGAAGTTGACACCAGTGACACCGGGAACGGGAGAAGCAGCGGTGTAGTTAGACCATTCAGCTTGGTTGGTCTTGTTGCGGACGGCGAACATGAGAGACTTGATGGAGTGGGCGAAACGGACATCAGGGTCAGATACGTTGTTGGGGTTGAAAGATACACGAGGAGCAGTTTGGACTTGTTCCATGAGGATATCACGAGGAGCCTTACCCATTTGAGCGCGTTCAACGTTGGATACGATGGCATATTCAGCCCACATATCACAGTTCAACAAGGGGTTGGAGTTGGTGAGGTTGACGCGTTGAGCAGCAGTGGAGAGCTTCAACACATAGTTATCAACGATCAACAATTCGTTGACATCACGGAAGGTGACATAGTGAACCATGTCATTGTAGGGAATGGCAGCAGTGGGGAGAGAGATACCAGAGTCGCGAGAGTAGAAGAAAGGAAGAGGAACGTTCAACACATAGGTGGGGAGGGTTTGATAGGCAGCAGGGACAGTGGAGATGGAACGAGGATTGGTGAGTTCAGCAATGTTACCAATCATATTGTTGTAACCGTTACGCTTGTTACCAGGCATAGTGAAGGCAGCCCAGAAGTCCAAGAAGAAAGAGTCCATACGTTCAGCGACCAATCGTTGAAAGAAAGGTTAATTTCGCGGATCAAGTTATGACCCAAGTTACGAGTCCAACGAAGACCACAGTCAGCGAAGTTCCAACCAAGAGGGACAGCACTAGGGTTCAAAGACACGCTGGGAATTTGAACGCGCAACCAAGTGCGCAAAAGATAATCACCAGCACGAGAGATCTTGTAACCCCAAGATTGACCGAAACCAGGATTACCACCAGAAATAGACAATACAGTGGGAGCGACGGAAAACCAAGTAGACTTGCGGACCTTTTTAACGAAATAGGTCACAGCGGTTTCACCACCATACATATACTTTTCAGGCTCATCATAAGTAGCCAAATCAACGAAAGCGGCTGTTAAGTTGGAAGAACTAGTGTTGGATGACATTTATTATTATACAAAGAAAAAATCTTAAAATTTTTATTTTTTAGTTGTTATGGAATTAGTTGTCATAATAATTATTTAAAGGTTTATAAAATATGTGAAATATTTTATAAAATTTTTAATTGTGAATGCACTCCTTATTAAATCCTGTCGAACCAAATCCTCCATCATTTCTTACAGTTTCTGATAGACTGTTTACTACTTCTACTTCAGGTAAATAAATCATCTTGAGTATCATTTGAGCAATTCTGTTTCCTTTCTTTACTACAAAAGGTTCGACTGAGTTATTAATCAATAATACCTTTACTTCACCTCTATAGTCGGAATCAATCACACCAGCGCCTACATCGATTTCTTTGACTGCCAATCCAGAACGTGGAGCAATTTGTGCATATACTGTAACAGGAATTTCAATAGAAATACCTGTTGATACTAAACCTCTACCTTGAGGTTCAATCACTTTATCTTCATCTGCATAAATGTCATATGCTGCTGCACCAGCAGACATACGTTCAGGTGCTCTTGCAGTTTCTGTAAGTAATTTTACCCTCATTTTATATTAGTTATATGTATTTAAATTAATT